AACATTACTATACTTGCTTTTGTCAGTCATTTAGTTTACCTTTCTTATTAATTAATTATATTTTTATATATAGGACTTTATTATATTAAAGTCAAGGCTTATGGAAACATTTATTATCGTTGTTATGTTATGCACTTGGGACCCTCAATCGAATCAAGAGGCTTGTACTCCTATGGTAGAAAGCCCTAAAATATATTATACAACAGAAAAAGAGTGCGAAATTATGTCGAGCAAGAAAAGAAAAGAAATAAGAGAGATTGCGTTAAGTTATAGAATGATGGTTACGGGAGTGTATTCTAATTGCATTAAAGAAGGAAATAATAGTTAAATCGGATAACCTTGTCCGCGTTCTGATTTTTTTCTACCTTTATGTTTTTTGGAATGACGTCCTCGTCTTTTAATACGATTACGCTTTAAGATTTCACCGGCGCCGATTTGTTTCTTTTTAGCCATTTCTTATCTTCATCTGATATTTTTAAATATTTAATACTTCCATTAACATATTGTCTAGTATCTTCTCCACAATTTGTACAGCGATAATAATCGGTAACAATAGCAACCAGAATTGCTTCTTCATCACATTCTGGACATACCCCATGAACCGTATCAATTTGACTAATTAAATCTTTAATATCTACCATGGTCGATATACCGTAATTTCTCGCTCCTCGTCTCTCGTCGCTCGCAGGGTTTGATTTCTATTCTCAGAGCCGTTCCATGATACATGAATCCAGCCGCTATCGGGCTCACCATCTCGATAAAATTCGAGAATCAATTGATCAAATTCTAAATTATCTTTTATCCAGGTCGCTAGGACCTTGTTATCTACGCCCACCACTTCGATATCGGCGGCCTTGCCTTCGGCATGCTGCGATGTAGGTTTCGATCCTATTGCGATACACAGTTCTCCTGATCTATAACCAGAAGAAACAATCACCGGTGCTTCAAAGTGAGACCGGATCGGTTGTAATACATTCACGCACAATGCTTTGAGGTTATCAATATGCGCTGGAGAAGGATTATTCGGTAATCCTTTTCGTTCGGCAACTTGAGATTTAACTAACTCACTTAACTGGAAGTTTGCTGATAGTTTCATTAGATTTATTTTTATTACATTTGCAATCGTTTAACAAGGCACAGAAGCCCATATAAAACCAGTAAATACAATGTTTCATTTTTTTATTTTCGATAAAGCTTTTGCAATAGAATCCATTTTATTAGGATATTTTTCTTTGCTACATCCTAATAATCCAATTCCTAAAATGATAAGGATTAAAATACCAATGGTATACATTTCAAATTTTTTGGATCGTATTGGTTTGGTTAAGATTAAAGGTTCTACAGGTTTGCATCTGCATTCATTACAGCTACAAGAATCACAGTAGGTTTCACTAACATAATACCCTTGACCTAAACAATGACAACGATGTCCGCATGCTTTACAAATTTTTTTCATTTTTTATTATTAATATAATTATATACTCTTCCAAAGTTTTGATTAACTTGAAATAATTCTCCTTTAATCATGGAAGTATCTTCTTTTAATTCAACTACAGAAATTAATACCCAGGTACTCAGTCCCATTAATATAGTTCCCAACACTGTTATTACCCATTTGATATCTATTTTCATAATCCCTCATCATCCGTTTATATCTCCCCAGGTCTGGCCAGACTCGTAATCGACTTTATTTGGGACCGCTAGTGTAACAGCATTTTCCATAATCTCAATTATTTTTTTTGCTTGTTCTTCTGATTCTACAGAAATATCTAATTCATCATGGATCTGAATATGTGGTATAATTCCTTCATTATATAAATCTAACATAGCTTTTTTCGTCATATCTGCAGCAGAACCTTGTATAAGTTTATTTAATGCTTTGTAAGTCATGGCTCTTTTAATTCTTCCTCGACCATACGTTCGTTCTGCTTCTTCATAACTCATAGGAGTATGCATTCCAAATGTAGTAGGTTCCCATTTATTAAATCTACATCTTCTTCCTAATAACGTTCCAATACTTCCTGAGCTTTGCGCATGAGCAGAAGTCCTATTCATAAGTTCTCTTACAAAAGGAACGTTTTGATGGTACTGATTAAATAAATTTTCTGCTTCTGCTTTAGTATTTAAACCTAATTCTGCTTGTAGTTTAGCTTTACCCATACCATAAAATAAACCAAGATTAATTGTTTTTGCTTGCGAACGAGAAATGTTGGCCATATCTGCAACGGTTTGATGGAAATCTACAGTATCGTTTTTAAATTTTTCTACAATTTTAGTTACAGATTCGTCAAAACAAATAGGTTCGGTAGATGCTGCGTAGTGTACCACTAATCTTGGTTCTTGTTGAGAATAGTCAAAACATCCCCACATATGTTTTTCTTCGGGTATAAATAGACCACGTATCATAGGTCCTAAATCTTTATTTCTTGCTGGAATTTGTTGTAGATTAGGATTGGAATAACTAAATCTTCCGGTAACGGTTCCCCCTTGGTCAGAACGTATGGGATTAATATCTGCATGTATTCTACCACGGTGGGAATGTTTTAAAATCGTATCAATAAAAGTTGTGTGTGCCTTGTTAATCTCTCTTGCTTTTGCTATCTTCTGTACCAAAGGATGTTTATGTTCAGACAAAAAATTCTTAGTAAAGGATGGTGCTTGTGATTTCTCCGTTCTGGAATAAGGTAAGTTTAATTTGTCAAACACTTGGGCAATCGATCTTGCTGCCCATATTTGAGTTTCTATTCCTGTTTCTTTTTTTATTTCTAGCAATAAGTTTTCTTCTTGTTCAGATAACTGTCGTTTCAGTGTATGAGCTCGTTCGATATCGACACGAACGCCTTTAAATTTCATATCAATTAAACATGGAAATAATCTAGTTTCTAAATCAAATACTTCAGTTAAATTGTCTTTGGTAATTTCTCTGGATAATACTTTAAATAATTCTAATGTAAGTTCTGCATCTTTTTCTGCGTAGGAACCTACATACATAGCAGGTAGTTTATACATTTCTGATTTTGCATCTACCCCTGCAGCTTCTGCTGCATCTTTTAATCCTTTTTCATCTTTTACTTCTCGTAAATATTCATAGGAAATACTATTTAATGTATAACTAAATCGGTTCTCATCAATGAGAGAGGCCATCAACATAGTGTCTACAATATGACCATTAATTTTAATACCATACGATCGTATCCAACACACATCATACATAGCATTGTGAAATATTTTTACAGAATCAGTTGCACAAACTTCTCTAAACCATTCTAATACAATTCGTTTATCTAAGTTTCCTTCTCTATGACCAATGGGATAATATCCAGACCAACCCTCTACGGCTACAGCAATACCAATAATTTCTCCATTGCCTATGACAGCACCAGATCCTTGTGTTTTTAAATTAGGGTCTCTTGTCTCTAAGTCAATCGCAATATATTTTGCCTGACTTAAATCAGGAAAATGATCGGGACAATTCCACTCCGTCGCTGCTTCAAACATAAAAATAAAACCAGACGATATACATCGTTACGATAAAAGCCCAGTTCATTACTTGCCCTTTCTAATTTGTTCAATCTCTAATTGACAATAGTGTATTATTTTTTTAAGATCTTCTATTCCATTTTTATCTTTATAACGCACTACATACTTTATAACATTTCCCTGGAAAAAAGAAAGGTTATTGGTCGTAATAAATTCGTAAGGTTGAATATTATGTTTAGCATAATGATCTCCTCCTTCTTGTCTGCTAGATGCAAACACTCGTTCTAAGTCTTCTTTATGTGTCATATGATTTCTTCTCCTATGTTGTATTGATAATCGTAGTCATTACTCATGATGTATAATTTTTCTTTGGCTCTCGTGACTCCCACAAAAAACAATCGGTGTTCTGTATCTTTGTCTCGTAAAGCTGCATCATAAATAATTTTTTCTAAATCAGTAAATAAGATAACATTGTCTCGTTCTTCTCCCTTAACACCATGTATCGTAGATATTTTAATTCTTGCACGTTTGGTTAAATTTTCTCCTTTATCTATTAAATCTTTTATGTATAATCTTTGCTCTTCATTAATATTAAATAGCTCCCAGCCGCCCGCCACTAGCAACCCGTGATTCAGCATCAATTCGTCTAGATCCACACTGTCCACATTATCTAAGGACTTGCCTCCAGAAAATTTATATTTAATTTGTTCATTCTTAAAAGTTAAATAGCTATACACAAGTTGTGCTTCTTCTCCGGATACCGTTGCACCTTTATTTAAACGATCCCAAATATCAATCGCTTGCATCAAGTCCGTAGGAAGCAAAGGATTGTATTTACATTCAAACCTATGTCCTAACGATAGCATGTATTCTACGATCGGTTTCATTTGATTGTTAGTTCTGGTTAGGATCATCCACTCACCACTAGAAAAATCTATATTTTCCAATGACATATCCTCAATTACTTCACCTTCTGCATCTCTGGGTATCCACACTTTATCTCGTCGTTGCTCTACATTTTCTAAAATTTTCATAGCCACTCGATGCACGCTTCTTGGCACTCGTCTCGATTGCTCTTGTGCATCTAAGGTTCCTTCTAGGTTAATAAAAATAGTAGGGTCTGCACCTTGGAAAGCATAGATCGTTTGATCATCATCCCCTGCAATGTAAGAACGTTTACATCGGGATTCAATGTAAAAGAACATGTCCCATTGCAGAGGACTCAGATCCTGTGCTTCATCAAGAAAAACTACGTCGAGGGAAGGACATTTGTCTCTCTTGATAAACTCGGATATCATGTCTGAAAATTCAAACATGGTAAAATCTCTTTTGTAATCATCTAAGTCTTGTTTAATTTGATGACACAAACCCATATCCATAGAATCAATAACATCTAATTGTATCGCTGCATCTTCTAGATTGATAATTTTTTTAGATCTAGCGTAATCAATCACTTTCATATAATTGTTTCTGTATTCTGGAATACCACTTTCATTGGTTACAGTTTCAAATTCTAAGTCCTGACATATTTGTGAATAGTTTTTAAAACCATTCCAATTCGTTCCTTGTAGAAGTTGTGCATTAGTATCTATTTGTAATTCTCTTGTTCCTAAAGAATGAAGTGTACTGACTAATACTTCTTTACTGGGGTATAACAATTCTATTCTTTTTCTTGCTTCATTTGCTGCTGCATTACTAAAAGAAATGTATACTATTTTATTCGGATTCGTAGTTTGTAATTCATTCGCTAGATGATGATTAATCAAACGATAAGTCTTTCCTGTTCCTGGTGGACCAGGAATAATAGTTCTATTTGAATGGAGCATCTTTAGCTTTATTCTTTCTAATAAATACTTTGTCTAAATCGACTTGATCAACAGCCCAGATTCGTTCTGTCTTTTCATCTATTTTCTTAAATACCTGCTTGCCACCGAATAGATTTTGTACTAATCTCATTGTCTTATTTTTTGGATATGTTTTATCCGGCCAGGACTTAGTTCGTACCAATGCTCTCCAAAAATCTTTCCATCTAAAATAACAAATACCTTCTTCAATAAATGCTTTTGATTTTTTAATATCTGATAATGATTTACCTGGTGCACGACTAACAAATTCTGTCAATACTTCTTTTAACTGTACATCTATTCTCATATCGTCTGGAGCTTCTAATGGTTCATCCATTTCATTTAATAATTTAGAAATCATTTTTCTCCATATAAGTTTTGCAATAGGAAGTAACGGTTTGTTTAATTGTGTAAGACACACAATAGAAAATTTTTCTGGGTCATGTAATACTTCTGGTTCTACTTCTAATGTTTCACCATCTACCGTTACAAAGAATAAAGGTGGATCGGAATTGAGTTTTTTAATCTGTGTGATCTCTGGCATTGCTGCACCTTCTTTTCCATATTTTCTTGTGTAACAAAGTTTCTCCTGACAAAATGCACAGATAGGTTTGTCATTACATTTGTAGTCGTATTGTTTTTTATCTAATGAATTAATAACTGTAAGCACGTCGTTCGCTTTTAAAGGTGGATTGATATATTTTGGTACGTTGTAATCTTCTAATTTACTTTTCCATGTATCTGGATTTACTTTTCGTAAGTACACACCAATATTAAATAAACCATTATTTCTACCTGCATGATCTACGGCCTCTCCTTCTACAATGGGTCCTGCTGATAGTATTGTTTGTAAACAAGGTGGACCATCGGGTAGTAATGCTTCGTTGTCTTGATTCTTTTCAAACTGTAAAGTCATTAATTGATCTTTAGTTAAAACATGTAAATCATAATATTCAGAAAATTTTTCCATGGTTAATGCATTACCTTCATCATCAAATGCATAACGAACAGATCGGTTTCCACCATGATAAGGCATATTTAAAAAATTACCTACATCACCACGTTCTGCTTTTACATTATTTTGTTTAGGAAATATTTCTGTCTTTGCATATCCTAAGATAGATGCCATCGCTTGTAGTTTTGCTCTCATCAAAGATGCAGGTACAAACTCATCAGTAAAACAAAATACGTGTGCTCCACCTGATTTAGATCTAAATAATACTAAAGGTAATTTATGTTTTCTAATTTTTTGTATAAAAGATTTATGATCAAAATTATATTGATCAATATCAATACAACCCCATTTACATTCATTGTTTTCATTAATAGGTACGATACCTAATGCAGGTTCTACTCCATTAATATGTTGTTGCCATAATTTTTCTGTGACTGGTTGTTTAATAGTAAATGATTTTACTTCTTGTTTGCCATTGGGTCTAATCTCTGATGTTTTTTTAGTTTGACCATAAGCCGTCTCTAATCCTTTAAAGATTTCTTTTAATCTTTCTAACATGTATCCCTCTATAAAGTTGTTCGGGTGGTATTGCTACCACCCGATTGTGTCAATTATTTGCTCAAACTTAGATGGAAGTCTTTTGCTCTTCCATATAAATTTGCATCTGTAACAGGACCAACTGTCTTTACAGCATATCCATACCATTGATTTCCTTTTCCAGAATTCAATACCGTGGATAAATTATAAATATGACTAAACGAAGCTGGAGTATAAGTTCCATTTGCATCCGTCATAGTTTGTGACATCTGTAAAGATTGCCATTTTCTACTTACTTTTCCTTGAGAAGAACTCATAGAAACTAAAGCAGTCTCAGCAGATCCATCATCTCCTATTATAAGCACATAGTTTTGATGTACGGTTAAAATATAATTACCATTTTGTAATCTATCTTTACCTCCATCTTTAGTGGTTTTAGTTAAAATATCAGAAGTATCTGGATAGATTTGTTCTGGTCTTCCTGAGCCAGTGCCAAATTCTGCCCACTCTTGATATTCCATTTTGTAGTAACATGGTATGACATTGATACCTGTTTCACCACTATACAGTTTTTTTGTAACTGTATTTAATAACATTCCAGGTTCTGCACCTTCTACGTAATTTTGATTACGCTTTTGTGCTTCTCCTGAACTGTTTTGTAAAAGTTTTAAAATAGGTAAGGCAAGTGATTCCTGTCTTACATTCTCAAAACCTTTCTCGGCATCTTCTCTAAATAATATAGTAGAAGGCATTTGTGCCGGTTTTTTCATTGCTACTTGGTTCATATTAACTCCTTGTTATTTTTGTACGGTTACCCTCGTAAGGTTTAAAAAGATCAGAGGGCACATCGAGTCCAGCCTCGATGCGCTCCCTGACCAACGCCTTGAGTGTCTGAGCATGAACACCAATTTTCTGGATAGGTTCAAAGCCCTGACCTCGTGCAAGGACAGCATATTCTGCCGCCTTGTTATCTTCGCCACGACCAAAGGTAACAGTGATATCATTTTTAATAACATCACCTAGACCGTTGTTACGAAGCCATGTAAAAGCTGCATCCTGTTTTTCTGCAGGAATGGATGCGCTGTAAAATTTTCCTACTTCTACAGACTCACCATCACTTAGCTTTAATTTTGTAATATTCATTTCCTTCATCATAGAAGGAATTTCTAACTCGGATATAATTCTTGCTTGCTCTTTTAATTTTTTAACACCTTCTTCAGCATTAGCAATTTCATCCTCTAAATTTTTTAATTGCTGCACTTTATCTGTAAGTTGTTTTGGATCAACCACAGCTTTCATTGCATCTATTTTATCATCTCTAAAATTTATATTCATATTCTAACCTTTCTAATTTGCTTTCTAATATAATCCTTTATTATACGTTTGTCAACTCTCTGAACTAACTTTTTGGTATAAGTCAATTTCAATTGGATAATATCTCCTTTCTTGTTTATCCCATTTTAATAATTTATATTTACCGTTAGTTATATCAG